CCTCTTTAAGCTCGTACTCTGTCTGCTGCTTGTAGCTTGTCAGCAGGTTGATTTCGCCTTCGCTAAGCGTAGATTTCAGCCGCTTGTTTTCTTCGTACAGGCGCTGTGCAGCACTAAGGGCTTCAGTCTGTTCGCGCTGGTACCGCTCCTTTTCGCGGCGCTCGTCGTGCCAGACCTTCTTCATCTGCTTAAGGCGGAGCTTTACCTTCTCCGAATACTCCTCAAGCTCATCAGCTTCGAGCTCGGCCACGATCTCCTTAGGCATAGGCTCTCGCCCACGGTCCTGCTCCGGAGTGTCGTCTTCGACCTCAATCTCGGGTTTACTTCGCGCTTCAGAAACAGGGGTTTCGTCAGTCTCGATCTCAAATTCAAACTCATCGTCTGGCTGGGTAGCCATGATTACGTCTCCTTTTGTACGGGCAAGCCCGTTTATTTGCGCTTGATACCGCGCGGGTCTTCCACAACAGCCTCAACGCTATCGTCGTTGATGATGCGGAACTCACGACCATGGATTTCCACCCGAGTACCCGCGTTGGGGCGCACAAGGACGAAATCGCCTTCTTTGCACCACGGGCCAGAGGGGAACCGCTTCTCGTCACGATAGGCATCAGGGCCTACTTTGACGACAAACAGCACAGTCGTGAGGAGTTCTTCCCGCTCAATCATGCTATCGGTCTTGAAGATGCCACCCGTGGTCTTCTCTTCGATGTCGGGGATGGCACACAGGATGCGATAGCCCTGTGGGTCGGGAAGTTGCTTAGCCCGGTCCTCGACGGGAACCTCAGGCTCTTTGAGTGGTGCGTTGAGCACTTTGCCGTCCACGCCAACGAGGGCGGGGGCCACAATACCTACGATCTCAGTCATCATCTTGCTCCAGCTTTTGGGCTGTCTCGATAATAATATCCTTAGCGGTCAGGAGGCCGCGATACCGACCACAGGCGAACTTGTACTCGCCAATCTCGGACGCCTTCCCCATCGCAAGGTCACGCTCGATGTCCTTGCACGCTTCGTCTATCCTGTGAGCTACGTGTAGTAAGACTGTACTCATTCATTTTCCTTAAGCGGTGCATTGGAAACAGGGGGTTTTTCTGCGGTTTGTGCCATCTGCATGGACTCGCGGGCGACTTCCACGCCGATGCGAAGCCCAGCTTCTTGCTGCTTGGCGGACAAGTTAGCTTTATCCGTTGCAATCTTGGCCCCAACTTGGAGACCAGCGATTTCTTTCTGCGCGGCGATGCGCTCGCGCTCGACGTCCATACGATCCGTCTTTTCAGCGGCCTCGATCTGAAGCTTCTGCTGCTTCAACTGAAGCTCGCCCTGCTTGATCTGCAACTCCTGCATCTGCATCTGCACGATGGGGTCTTGAGCCATCTGCTGGTTCTGCTGTTGCTGAGCCTCGCCCTTGTTCTTCTGGAGAAGCTGGCCTGCGGCAGCAGCTGCAAGACGCGAAACCTGAAGCTCAACGTCTTCCGACATATCCGAGTTCGGTGGCGGCAGCGGGACGCCTGCCTGAAGCTCAATCTGACGGCGATACTCAAACGCCACGTGCTCTTGGATGTGCGCTGCCATGGCACCCATAATCTGCTGCGCCATCGGGCTCTGACCCACCAACTGTTGAATCTTGGGGTCCTGAATAGCAGCCATGTGGACGGTGATATGCGCCTCGTGATCTTGGTAGATGAACGCCTTGACCGGCTTACCGTTAATGACGTCCATGTTCTCGCTGACCGGGTCACGCGGCTTGCGGTCGTCGTCATCCTTCAACGGCACGAGCTTGTTTGCGTTCTTGATGCCCAACACCTCCAACATCTGCCGGTGCAGATAGGGCATGTCGTAGATTTGCGGCGCACCCTGCGCCAACTGGATAACTGCCTGATACTGGACGATCTTCTGCGCCATGGTGGCAGCGTTAGGGTCGCTTACCGGCAGCACATCGACGTTGTCGTAGTCGGACTTCTTGGCCTTGCGGCTGCCTTCTTCCGGCTCGTAGGAGTAAGACTCCGGCGTATAGTCAGCGATGATGTTCTTGAGGAGCTTGAACTCCTGCTTCATCGAGTAGTGGATGCGCGCCTGCACCGCCGACATCATCTTGAGGCTGCGCTCAAGGATAGCCAGTGTCGTCCCCACAGGGGCGTTTGCCGACATGTCAGCGACCTGAAGGTCCGCCATACCAGCGAAGCGACGGCCTTCCTCTACGATGGTACCCAGCAGGCTGTAGAGGACCTGTGACGGCTCTTTATACGGCAGCGGCATGATGTTGTCGCGCATCGTGCCTGACGCCACGTCCACGTCTCGCCACTCAGCAGGGCTGATGGGCGTGTCATCACCTTTGACCCGGAGCCCCTTAGTCTTGAAACCACCGGGCAGGTTGCTCAGTGTGCCTGCATCGACAAGCTGACGGATGAGGCTAGTGCCTGACTTGGCAAAAGCACCGATGAGGTGGATGAGGCCGAAGGCGTAGAAGCCAAAGCCGGGTACGTAGGAATAGTGTACGAAGTGATTGCGCTTGGTTTTGAGCTTGTCGTCGGGCTGCCAGTTGCGCCGGATGGCGAGGATTTCGCTTGATCCCTTCTCAATCGTAACAATGTAAGGAAGAGCGATACCCTCATCGTCCTTGTCCCTAAACTTGTCGTCCTCGATGATGAGATCGACCTGCATTTCCAACAGCTTATACCGGTCGTCGGTCGTAGCACGGAAGCCAAGGCGCTCCGCAATCTTCTTCTCGACCTCGTCGAGCGTATTGTCAGGCTCGCCAAGCTCCACGTCGCGGTAGAAGCCATCACGCTGGAGCTTTTTAAGCTCGTTGGGCGTCTTGCGCATCACATGGGTGACACGCTCAGCAGATTCGAGGTTAGACGCGCCATAAGGCACCACAACGTCGTCTGCGGGCACGTACATCGACACCTGCCGCCCTATCGACGGGTCGTAATACACCTTCTTGAACGCGTTACCGGCAAGACCCAAGCCCCACAGCATCCGCTCGTGCTCCGGGCGGTACTCAACCATGCGGTCGGTCAGCTGGTAGTTCATATCGTCTTGGACGCGCCGCGCTGCATCGCGCTTTTGCGGTGTTTCTTTGCCGATAATCTGCGTCCGCACCGGCCCTTGGGCCGGGAACGTCTCCATCATGGTCTCAGCTTGGAACTTAACGACCGATTCAGCGAGGAGCGGGTGGTACACACCGCAGGCACCGGGCCACGGCTCGGTGCGGTCCTCGACCTTCATCCCCAGAAGCTCAAGACCATCGACGTAAGTCTGTATCCAATCACGGCGACTGGCGATATCGTCGTCGTAGTCCCCGATCAGGTCGCCTACAAGCTCGGTTAGCTCGCCTTCACCAAGGGCTTCCGCAAGGTTTTCATTAAATTCTTGATCCTCGTCGTCATCACCGGGCTCAATCTCGATCTCCAGCCCATCCATACCGATGGTGACGGACTCAGGGTCCTCGATCTCAATCTCAATGTCGGGTTCTGTGTTCACTCCCGGCATCACACCTCCGGAAAACGACGCATCAAGACCCAGCGGCGCTTGATTGAGAGCTTTATCAACGGCCATCAGTAATATCCCTGTTGCTTGCGGCTCTTAAAGTATATGATATCGTCAGGTTCGTCGAGGTTAGTTGTCACGTAACCACCCCTGCGGAACCGGTGCATCGCCATAGAGACGGTATCGACGTAGTCATCATGAGAACCCGCAGGAAACTCAGCCACTTCATCAATGACTTCTTCCGCCCAGCGGGCGGGTGGTGCCCATACTCTTCCGGAGGCGAATATGTCAGCGACGGCGTTCAACCGGCTGATCTTGTCATTGCCACGCGTCGGGGTGAACTCCTGTACTGGGATGCCCATAGCACGCATCTCGTAGATAAGCGGCGCACCTGACGCCTTCTTTTCAATGATGACGCTGTCTGGCTGCCACTCTTTATACTCGTCAACGGCTGCCTTCTTAAGCTCGGGGAACTCCATGCGGTCGCGGAAGGCGTTGAGCAGGATAATGTTGGCTTGAGATATGCCCGAGTCGTCTGCTTGGTAGAACACACCCCATGTCGTGCACGCCGAATAGTCGGACCGTGAGGTTTTCTCGAAGGCCGTATCCCAGCTTTGAAGGATAAAGTCGCACGACGGCGGTATGTCGCTCGACCACTCCTGCCACCACTCACGCTTGATAATAGCAGCAGACTCAGATATTGGGTTCTGCTGGTACTGTGCTTGCCATTTACTATTAGGGACGTCTCGTTTTACTTTTAAAAGCTCGTCCAGTTCCCAGAACTCAGGCCACAGCGGGTTGTTGCTGGGCAAA